TTAGTATCCGTATTTCGTGCGGTAGTCGTTAGGAGCAGGCGACGGTGGTGTTGTTGCTGTTGCAGGCGGAGGAGTCGGACTTGCTGCCTCCGGTCTGACCGCTCCCTTGTTCTCCAGGAACTGCTGAGCCTCACGGATCGCTGTGACCGTCTCCGGTTCTGACATCCGTGTATTCGCCAGCCGTGTAGCGAGCTGCTTCACGAAGACCACATCCTTGTCAGACATTGGACCTTTGAGCATCCCGAGATTCGGCAGCGCCAGGGCTGCGACCAACTGCTCACGAACCGCGTTGAAGTCCTGTGCGCCCTGTGTGAACCCTCGCATCTCATACGCACCAGTCGCGGCACCGATGTCGGCTCCCACGTCGTTCGGGTCAAGCAATCGATTCGTCAGGTCGTAAGCTGTCTGGGTAGACGACTTCGCAGCGTCCAACGTCTTATTGCGCTCTGATGCAGCGGTGTCCTGCTTGGTGCGCTCTGCGTCGATCTGGAGCTGCTTGAGCTGGTTGGCGAGTTCACGCGAAGTCGCATCATTCGATTTGCTCAACTGAGCAATCGCCATCGTAATGGCGTTTCTATCGTCGGCACGTTCTTTCGCAGCAACACGATCCCGTTCCTTTTCTTCAGCCCGCGCTGTTGCTGATACGCCCGCCGCAGTTGCCCGCTCTTGGGCAGTCTGTCTCGCAGCCGCCCACTTCGGTCCACCACGTTCCGAGAAGATGACACCGGGAACGATGGTCGATTTGGTCTGTGTGGACTTCAGGTCATCGACGCTACCGGTCAGCGCCTTGTCGAGGTCGGCCATTTGCTCTGGTGTCAGATTGCCAGAGGTATTCACATCCACTTCATCGGGTGTGAACCGCGCTTCAGCCGCAATACCTGTGCCTGAATCCTTCAACCCTCCACCACGTCCATACTTCTTGAGCAGAGCAGCACTCTCTGGGTTGAGGACATCATTAGGCATCAGGTCATCGTAAATTTTGTCGGCGAGACCCGCGTTGAACTGGTCCTGCTGCAGTGCCATCTGCTGGTCTGCACGCTTACTCGATGCGTCAGCTCGCGCTTGCTCCTGCATCGTGATGCGGTTGATGAACTCGCGCTGTTGCTCAGCCTTGCGTTCAGCCAAGAACTTCGTCAGTTCATCGACTGCTGCGCTGCCAGGATTATGAAATCTGAGAGCCATCGTTATCGCTTCCTTGCTTCTGCGAGTAGATCGAACATAGAGAGCGCTGGCCCGGCGTAGGCCGAGAACCGCTCAAGTCGTCCCGGCTGAGTCGCAAGCCTGTCAAACGGCGTGATAGACGGTGTGTCACCGTGCTTCAGTTGATCCATGCCCTGTGAGTAGAGGAATTCGCCTGCCGCTCGTGCTTCAGGCGTGATGAACCCTTGTGGGTTGCGACCTTCGGAACCTACGGGACGGTTAGAGGGCTGATAGCTCGATGCGAGCTGCCCAAGCATCGCTTTGCGGTAGGCGTCGGATTGACGCGAACGGCCCTCACGCTCCGCATCGAGTGTCAGCCTATCGTGCGCGAGTTGCGCTTCGATCTCCGTGCCACGATTGGCAGCAGCGGCATCGCCTGCACCACTGACCATCCGACCCACGCCGGAGAGCACCGTTCGGGTAGCGGGGTTCTTCAGCGCGTTAGCCATCGTCGTGAAGGCTCCACCGCTCGCCGCTGTCGTTGCAGCCGCCGTTCCTGCTCCAGCAGCCATCGAACCCGCTCCCGCTGCAGTCGAGCCCGCGAGCGAAGGAACCACACCATAGCCTGCCACGCTCGTGGACAGGGGAGTAGAACCAATCGTCGTGATAGGTGCAGTGCCTGCAGAGAAGGCACCTGCAGCACCAGCGGTCGCTAAGGTGGCACCAGCAATGATGGCAAGCTTGACGCCCGTAGGCAGTCCCGCCCATCCGCCCTTTTCATTCAGGTTGCCTGCAGGGTCGATCTTCATATCCCCCGGCATCCCGTTCCGTCGAAACTCCTCAGTGTTGGCAACGACGAGTTGCTTGAGTTCTTCTCGCTGCCGGTCATTGAGTTTCACCTGATTCGGGTTCAGTCCGCGCTGAGCGAACCACTCCTGATACCAAGGCGTCAGCCGAATCTTGAGATTGAAATCGTTGATAGATGTGTCAGTCATCGGTTAGCTCTGTGGCATGTTCGCCGGATTCAATGGCGAACGAACCCAATCGAAACTGTCGTAGTTGAATCCAAGCTGATTCGCCGCTTGCTTGCTCTGTTCTGCGAGCTGACGATTCTTGAACTCGAGATCCGCGTTAAACTGACGTGCCTGCTCAGAGAGGTTCTGACCGAACTGCGTAGACTGGTTCTTGATCTGCAGACGCTTGATGGCGTCATCCATCAACGCGAGTTCCTTCCTCAGCGTCATTTCCTGACCCGTCGTTAGCATCCCGCGCATGGATTCGAGTGCATCGGCAATCTCTGCACGCTTCGCTGTTAGCTCACGTCCCACGAGTTCGGCTTCAAATGTTCCGGTTCGCTGTCCCACACGCTCCGCTGCAAGTCGCTGTTCACCACGAAGGTTGGCGAGTGGTCCCGCTTGTTCAGCAATGTCAGCCAGATAGTTCCGTCGCGCCCGCTCTTCGTTGGCCGCATACGCGTCTGCCTGGACACGAATATTGGGATCGTTGCGGTCAATCGCTAGACCCTGCTGAGCCCGCTGCGAAAGCTGAGTGATGAGCTGCTGACGGAGCGCTTCATCCTCCGTCTTCCTTCGCTGCTCATCGATGGACAGCGTGCTGCCGCCCGTAATCGGTTGAACCACTGACTGAGCAGCAGAAGACGACTTAGAGCCTGAAGTCGCGCCTGCTGAGCTGATGCCCGCTTTCGCCGCAGCCGCTGCTTTGGCCGCAGCGGTGTGACCGGTCAGCGTCTGCCAGTGCTTCGCTTGGGTTGGGTCCATGAGATTCGCAATGACATCCCATGTCTCACCCGATCCACCTGCCTGCGTATCCTGAATGCGACCGTTGCCCGCTACCTTGCCGAGCCACGGATTCTCGGCCACGGCTTTCACAAGGTTCTCTTGGGTTGGTGCTCCGTAACGCTGCAACGTCTCGTTGACGTTCTGTCGCGTCCATGCCTGTGTCGCGGGAGACGAGGAGGGCGGTGGGGCAGCCGTGAAGCCCCCGCTTTCCTGTTTCGCCGCTTGCGTCGGATTGGCGGACTGATCGAAGCGTTTCAGCTCCTCATCATCGCGCCAGAATTCATCCTGCCCATACACGTAGGGATTTGCGGACGCGTCGAGATAGTTGTCGTAAGCCATTACTTCTGTCCTTCGAGCTTCGAGATGATCACGGCGAAGTTGCGCTCCTGCGACACTTCCATCCGTTGCAACGTCTCCGCTGCCTTCCGCATGTTCGCGGCTACTTCAGGTAGCTCGTGCAGATGGTTGTCTTTGACCACGCTAAGTTCCTGTTTGCTCGGCTGTTTGTAAATCTGGATGTAGATCACACCGATCATCAATCCCACGAGCGCGAGAGGCGTGAGAGCGTTGGCGGCTGTGAAGAGAGTCGTGAGCGCAGTGACCAATGTTTCCATGAGACCGTTAGCGTCCGAAGTAGTCCGGGTTGATCCAACTGCCGTCTTCGAGCTGGACCATACCTGGAGAAGGGGGTTGAGAAGATGCGGACGGCGGATGCGCAGCGAGCGCTGCTTGTCCCTGCCTGATTTGACCGATGTTCCGCACAGCCGCTGCACCATGCGATGCGCCTGTGCCCATGACGATGGCTTTCATGATCTTGGGATGCTTCTTACCGATGAGCTTGCTGAGCAGCGCGATGCCGCCCACTTCCGCCCCGGCTGCCAGCGGGAACTTCAGCTTCGGGTTCATACCGTCGAGCGGCTTGAGCAGGGGGTTCACTTCATGCGTCACCCCGGTGCTCTCCCCGTAGATGGACGTGCCGACATCCGCGCCAAGCCCTGCCGCATAGATCAGCTTGGCAAGGAGACCCAACCCATTCTTCTTTTCGCTGGCCGGAACAGCCGGAGTCTGCATCCGCGCCTGTGTATCCTGCTCGGCAATTTGCCGCTTCACGAATTCGTTGATGAGTTCCGGATCGATGTTGATAGGCATCACTAACTACCGTAGAAGGGAGTGGGAATGTTGTCGGGCTGACACATAAACGTGATGGAGCCCGAAAGCCACAGTTCCGACGTGGTGGACCACTGCGCGAAGTCTGCCGACCCGGCGTTTGAGCCATATCGCTGCAGGTAGATGGAAGTCGTGGGAGTGCCGATGAAGTTATCTGCTATCGCTGAGATGGAGAGGATGCCTGATCGTCCGTTTGTGATGTCGCTCCACTCCCCGATGCCACCCGTCTGATAGGCGGGGTTGCTCAGGCTAGTGAGCGTCGGTATCGCGTGCAGCTCGGGGACGTTGATGATCAGGAAGTCTTCCGCAGACACGGTGAGTGCCGTTGTCTGGAAGTAAAACTGCAAGAACACGATCTGTCCGAGTCGAGAGAAGCGTAGATAGACCTGATCCCCCGCTGCGACGGTCCAGACACCCGCACCACTGGTCTGATACCGAGCCGCATCATGCGCGAGACTGACGATCTCGCCCACTGCTGCGCCTTGGAGCGTTACGCTATCAGCGGTCACATCACGATGTGTGCCGTCCTCATGATGCTCGGTGACAGCGAATCGACCCATCGCGGATGTCAGACCATCGAGTTCATCGGCAACGGCAGAAGGGAGAACGTCACGAAAGCGCAATCCAAACATGATTTACGCCCGCTCCTGATCGCTGATCCGCATATCGAGGCGATTCAACTCCCACTGACCAGATGGCACGGTGACATCCTCAAATTCGATCTGCATCGCATACATTTGCGAGCCAACAAGATTGCGGAGCTGTTTGACAACCTGTGTCTCCGAGGCTGCTGCTGAGAGGGCGGTCTCAACAAACTTCGGTTCTTCAAGGCCGAAATCGCGTATCAGCGTCACCTTCACATTCGCCGTGGCATGAACCTTTGCGAGCAGCGCAGACGCCAAGACGCCGAACTTATTCAGGATTCCGCGAAGGACGAACGGCTTCGTGACGATACGTGCAGCGAAAGCGGTGCCGTTGTCATCGTTCCCGGTGTCGCATCGCAAGACGTAGCCGTTGCTGCTCGACACACCGATGAACGGCTTGAGTGTGAGTGAACGCGCGATGTTGCCATCGATATTGTCGGCATACATGCAGACCGCGTAAGCTTCGGAAATCTTTCCAGTCGCCAACGACCAGCCCTTACGCACACCATCCTCCGTCTCTCGCGTCTCATTCGTCTGAAGCACGAGCTTGAGATTCGGATAGTCAGAATCGTTCGTCGCAGCCCACCAATGAATCTGTCGAGACTCCGGATAGAAGACTGCACGACTCACCACAATCGCATCCGTGTTGACGCTTCGCCATGTGTTCAGAATGTCGCGTGATGCCGACTGAATGACGCGAGCCCCGCCAGTGCGACAGGGGCCGGTCTCCGGGTCAAGGAAGTAGAGACAGGGCATCCCGTATTGGTCCACACCCTCAACGACCGAGCCAGGGAGCGCACCAAGGGACTTTGAAAGGTTCACCGCTTCATACGCTCGACTGCGGTTGTTCGTCCGGTTTAGGCGATACGTGTGGCTTCGCTTGAATGCCCAGATGTAGCTATTGATGGGGCGCGAGAGGTAGGTGAGTGGCCCTCCCTCGAACCCATCGAGGTCGAGATAGTTGTCCGTATCTGTCGGGATGCGTTCGTCATTGCCGTCACCCGGATCGCCGTATACCGGCGTCCAGCTCACACGAGAAGCGAGTTCGTTGTCTTCCCAACTGCCACCGACTATGAGACGGTCCTCATCAGCACTAAGGAACTTACCGGAGTGAATGGTCGAGTAGTCCCCGATGTCTTCCGAGAGCACAAACGCGGCATAGCCCGTTGAAAACGCCCCCGAGTCGTCAACGGTGGTGGTGCCCACCACGGTAGTTGCGATGACGTAGAAAGTGCTGTTATCGAGACTGGCTTCCAGCTCCCAATGCGTTTCACTCTCGCTGATAGACGCAGGCTTGGTGATTCGTGCTGCCGTGCCGGTGCCCGATGGCGCGAAGGTGAGCACATCAGACGGTTCAGAACGCCGCAGTGTGGCTCCACCTGACTGCACGGTGTAGCGGACGCGGTAGTAACGGGTTCCGGTGAAGGCGATGCCAGGTGTGCCAGTGTTCGCCCCGGTAGGTGCGGCAGGCTCCGCCAGCCCGACTCTGCGAACCGTGGTGCCCGAAGCGTCTACAACATGCAGCCGGTTCTGTGCTCCTGTGGACTTGTAGGCAAGAAAGAGTTTGCCGTGCAGCGTCTGCGCGGCAACCTGAAAGCCTCTCGCTGACGTGACATCGATGTTGCTGTTGGAGGTATCGAACGTCGCTGTCGTCCAGCTCGTTGTCTTCCGGGTCAGCACAACGTTCTGTGTCGTCAGGTGCTGTCCCATGACCCACAGCTCGGACGCCGTCTCATCGGTCGTGGGGAGATGCCGATGCAGGAACGTGATGGCCTGAATGTTCGCGTTGCCTGTGATGCTGGTCGGGAGATCAATATCCACACAGCCAAGCCGACGCTCACCCAGCGTGGATTTGTTGAACTCCACGTTAGTGGCAACGGTGCATTGGTTGTCGGGAAGCGCTGTCGGGGGGTCTGTATCGTTCAGACCCCCACGCAGGTTTAGGAGAGAAAAATCAGCCATTGAGTTGTGATCAGCAGAAACAGCGAAGAACCCAAAGGTGGGCGGTGATGTAGTGCGGGTCGAGAGGCGTGCTACTTGCCGCCGTTGGTGCTCGCTAGCGATTGCTTCAGTGCGTCCAACTCAGCAATCAGCGCTTGGCAGGCCTGTCTGAGCTGAGCGTTCTCGCGCCTAAGCTGAAAGTTCAGCACTTCCTTCTCCCCGATGAGGAGTAGGAATTCGTTTAAGGTGATGTTGGTATCCACGCTGCGTGTCCTTTAGCCTGCTGTTACGATGGCCGTCCACGTCGTGGCACCATCGGTGTTGATGTAGGCGCGGTTGTTCGTCGTCGTGCCGTCCGACCGCAGATAGAGACTGCCTTTGGCCGCAGATACCGTTGGCACGCCGGACCCAACATAGACGCCGAATACGGCGGAGCCAATAGCGATACGTGCTGTGGCCGATCCACCGGCGGGAGTTGCGGTGCCCCGTGCAAAAAATGCAGTGCCTGCTTCCGTGATGGCGAAGACTTCGGCGTTGTTCAAGTTGCCCTTGAACAGGTTGCCGGTCCATCCACTGGGGGCATTCATGAAGAACGCGTTCGACCCGTTGGCCAAGCCCGTGGTGTTAATGACCAGCCCTTGATCCGGGCTCCCCGAGGCCGGATTCATGACCACTTGTTCAAGCGTGGTCGCGTCCGTCACCGCCAGTGTTCCGCCGATGACCGCGTTGCGACTCAGAAACAAGTCTCTGGGTCTGGTCGCTCCACTTGCACCGATGTCGTAGGTGGCGTCAGTGAAAAGGAGATGGCCTCCTGTATTCGCGGTTCCCAATCTCGCGATGGTGGTGGCGAGACGGGCGTCCGAAACTGTTCCCGAGGCTAAGTCCGAGGCATCGAGATTCGTGAGGTTCGCGCCACTGACAGCCGGAAGGGTTGCCGGGAAGCGTGCATCGGGCAGCGTGCCTGCGTTCAGGTTGCTCGCATCGCGGTAGTAACTGCCGTGCTGGCCATCGAGTTTGTCTGCATCGAGGTTCGTGACAACGGCGTCTGCGTCTGCGTCAACCGCAAACGGGGCTACGTCACCAGCAGCGGAGCGGTCGAACGTGATCAATCCGGTCTGTGTGTAGCTCAGCGCCCCGTTAGTTGCACTGCCCGAGCCGCCCGCACTCGCTCCCGGCCTGAGCTGGCGGGTCTTGCCCTGGTGTATCTGCTTCGTCGTGGATACGGCGATCCACAACTGCAGCTCGCCCATCCGCTTGTCATAGCGCTTCTCAGAGATTGTGGAGAGACCTGGCTTTTCGAGCTTCAGATACTCATCCACCAACACCCCATGAATCAGAATGTCGTGGTAGCTCTCTGAGAACGCGGGCTCATCGCTGCCGCTTAGCGTTGCCCCCGTCGCATAGACATCGGCGTAGAGCGCAAACGCCGTCTGCGGCGTGCAGTTCAGCAACACCGTGACGGTATCGGCGGCTATCGACTCAACCGCATACTTCGTGGGTGTGTCGGATGCGGAGAACGGTTGCTCCGCTCGCAGCTCATCGACCGTGACTTCCTCAAGTTGCTTGTAAGGTGTGACGTTGCGATTGAAGACCGCAACAACCTTTTCAGCACCTGTGAATGACAGCGAACTGACACCAAGCGTCGTCGTTGCCTGGACCGTCGTCCGCCTCGACACATGTTTGATGCCGAGCGCAGACGTGACGGTGCGATAGACGCGGTTGATGGCGCGACCAATGCGGGTCGTGTCATCGGTGCTGGTCAACCCCAGACGGTCAAGAATCTCGGTTTGGATGTCGGTGAAAGTCATATGGCGGCTGGTTTCGCTGGTGTATTACAATTCGCTCGCTATGTGGAGAATTCCGGGAGTCAGTGTGTGGGTTGGGCTGGCTGCTCTTTGGTTCTGGACGTTGTTCTCTAGCGCCCATCGCTGGCCGCTTATGGCGGTCATCAGCGCTGTCGTGTTGGCAAGATTCAGTTACCTACCGAAGCAAGCACGCTAACTAAACCCATCTGGTGGTATGCGGTGAACCGTCGATGTGTCTGACGACGTTCACCAATCCACGCTTCTCGGCTTCTCGTGCCATCTCCGACTTCGAGTAGTAGCGGCGAGGAGAACCGTCCGGGTTGCAGAGTCCGTGTTCGATCAGCACGCCACCAGGAATGTCATCGCCAACCACTTTCAGTGTGGCGAACCCGTGCGGGCAAAAGGGGTATTCCCCGATCTGCAGTTCGTGCTGACAGTGTTCGCAGGTCATTAGTTGTAATCCCCGCGCTTCGTGATTTTGCTCATGACGTTCCAATCCTCCGGGTTGCCGTTGGGACCGACTGGAGGCGCTTGCTGACCTTCAACCATCGGAGGAGCGTTCGGATCAGCCAGGGGTTCTGGAGCAGGGGGAAACTGCGAGGCGAGAAGCAGCTTCTTGGCCGCTTCCAGCTCATCCGGTGACGGGGCTTGACCCGTCTTCATGAGCAACGCGAGCATCAGCGGATCTCTCAGATCCTCCGCATTGCGGATGCTGATGTTGAGTGCTTCGGCGGGTGGAGGCGTGGGCTTCACCATCAGTTCTGATGGATCGACGCCTGCCAGCTCTGCGATATCCCGAACCAATGGCTCAGGATTGATGAAGCCCGATTTGCCGAGCATGTTCAGCACGGCCATCTTGCGTTCGATCTTCTGATTGACATCGAGCAGAACGGTAGAATCGGGCAGGATAGAGAAGACCAGCTCTTGATTGATCTTCGTGCGGTCCCATCCCGGCGTCTCAAAGTCGCCATATAACGCCAACAGTCCTGCCTGGACTTCTGCGATACCGAGGAAGAACGCGGCAACCCTGCCACGCTCATATCCGATGCGTGTTTGGAAGTTCTGCTGAACGATGCGAGCTTCAGAGGCGGAACGCTCACCCGTGTTGAACGCGCCTCCCTGATTGGGGCTCGTCGCCCACACTTCATCCAGGTCGTTCTTGGCGATGCGGTCGAACGTGGCGTCTTCAGCGGGGTAGTTGGCTCGGGCAACTTCCCAGATAGCCCGCTCAAATGGGCCGTTCATGGGGATCATCCCCTGCCACGAGCCATCCATCAGCTTGACCTGAACCTCAGGGTCAACCTTGGTGACATCGAATCCCCGGATAGGGATTGAACGCTCACGCTGCAGGATCATCTGCGTTCGTGACTTGATGAGTTCCAACACCTGGGGCCGGCCAATGGCGCTGTCTGACGGCGGAACGCAGTCGTCACTGATATAGGTCAGTGTCAGGACACGAATCGGAAACCTACAGGCTCCGAGATATGCGCCCGTTTCTTTATCGATTCGCTGTCCGTCCCAATCACCTTCGATAACGGGCGCATCAAGGCCACTGACAAAGACGAGACGCTTGATGCGCTTGAAGGACTTCTCGTCTGGATCAAATCGATATGCCCAATAGAAAATCTCGTCGAAGTGAACGACATCGCAATCCGCTGACTGTGGATCGGGATCGGTCTTCAGCGTGCCGTCTACCGTCTTCGCCGTGCCGACAACCTTCTCCTTGTCCTCATCCTTGAGCTTGAACTCACTCTTCGCTTCCGCCCATGTCATGACACCCGAGCGGCCAATCCAGGGCGCGTCGTCAAAATCGCTACCAGTGAAATCGACAGGCCAGAGGAGATCGGCAGGAGAGATACGCCGATTGATAAACGCGGCGTCCGTGGTGACATCCACCCTCTCTGTAGGGATGGGCTGGCCTTGCGCAACAAGCGTCTGAGCGGTCAGGGCATCAACGGTTGGAACGTCCTTCGGCTCTGTGCGGCGCTCGTAGCTGACGACCACGGCACTGATACCGCTGGCATTGATGCAGTCCAGGACCGCTTCATCAACCGCCGTGCCGACCTTCGCCTTGGTCAGCGTCTTGTTGAGCTGCTTCGCAAACACGGATGTGGCGTCGGACAGTTGGTCGTTTTCGCTGGAGAGCCGAACCTCTGGGACTTGACTGAACAGATTCGTGGCTTTCGCCTTGACGCGGGGCCAGTCCAGATTGACGTTGATGCGGTCTTCGTTGCTCTCGCTCGTGAACGGCGTGCCCCGGCGATAGTCCACGTTGATCTGCCACTCGGCAATCAGCTCTTGGCGACGTGACTTGCACCGAGCGATGCGGCTTAACCACGGGGAGCGGGTGTCTGGTGCGGATTCAGCATTCATGGAGGAAATGGGCGGGATAGGAAACAGAAACAAAAAAAAAGGCCAGACCCGACATACGCGGGAACTGGCCTTATGACCCAAAGGTTGGGGAAGTGCGGTTGTGCGGGTTTACTGACCGAGCGCGGCTGCTTCTACCTGATTCGCCTCTTCGACTTCAGCTCTCATCATGGCCAGTCGTGCGGCCTTCTGTGCCTTCGCATCAAGGAGAATCGCGTTCAGGAACTGCGTGAAGTTGGCTCCGATGTTCTTCTCTCGGAGCTTGTCATCAGCGGTCTCGTAGGGGTAGCCGATCCACACCTTCAACCGCCCATCGCCGTTCTCTTCCTTTGCCAGCGTGATGAAGCCGTTGCAGTATTTGCCGTTCGGCAACTCCGCAATCCGGTTCAACGTCTCGCACTCATCGAAGGAGAGCGTGGGAATCCTCAGCTCACACTTGTTCTGATAGAAGTAGTGGTTGAGGCGCTTGACCTTACCCTTGGGCGCGTCGAACGGCGTCCGACCGTATCCAAGCTCTCGGCGCTTCCCTGGTGTCATGGGACGGGGATTCGCCGCTTCAATCGCGTCCTTGATGGAACCCCCCAGAGTCGCGGCAAGATCCTCCGCACCGCTCTTTGCATTGAGCGCAGCCGTGACGGCGGCATTGACGATGGCGGCGATATCGATGGCGGGAGTCGCGTCTTCTGAAGTCTCTTGCTTCTTCGTTGTCATTGTCTGATCACCTAAACGGAAAACCGAAGGAATGAACTGGACGGAAAAACAGAAAGGGAAGCGCTTTCACGCTCCCCCGACTGTTCCTTGACATTCGCGCGTTCAAGCGGGAGGACTTCCGGCTGTAGTGCGCTGTCCTATGAATGCCAAACTGGTGGAATTTAGATGGTGTAGCCCTGCACGGTCATCTTGCCGGTCGTGTGGCTGGAGGCATCACCGACGACGTTGATGGCTTTGCCTGCGGTGCAGGGGAAGCCGCCACCATCGTTACGGTCGCTGAAGTTCACTTCAAAGCAATCTTCCACGCCTGCCGCTTTGGTCAGGTCACGGAACGTCGCCAGCACAACCGGCGTATCCGCCGAGTCCTGCACCGACATGTATTTCGCGTTGACGTGAGTGCCGATGGCCCAGACGATCTTGGTGACGACGTGCGTGCGTCCGGCCACTGCGGCTTTGACGGGAACGAGAGTATCCGCGTTCGGGGTCACGACCACCGTCCACGGTCTAGGAGCTGCCATTGTGTGTTGGCCTTCTTGGTTGCATCACAGCCTTGTCCTCAGCATGTGAGGCGAGTGCTGCGAATGGAGGTTGAAGAGGAGAAGAGGTGAATCAGGATGACTCACCTCAAGAGAGCAACGTGTTAGTCGCCTACGGTTGGTGCGCCTACCCCAGCGCCCATGACGTGCCACAAGCCACCCATTCCAAGCAAGCGGGCTGTGCCGCCAGGGAACGCGGTTGCCGTGACCTTGTTGAACGGTCCACCTGTCACGCCCGCCCAGAACAGGTTCGTTCCAGTAATGACGTGCGCGTTAGATGTGGTATTCACCACGTCGATGATCACACCGTCATACGACGGGGCTGCGATGGTATACGCACCCACACCGGCTTTGGACAGCACGGCCATGTGCGGTGTGACAGCAATCGCGCCATCAGCCGCGTATTCCACGACGGTGGGTGCTGCCGCCACACCAATACGTGGGTTGTCGAGTTGAACCGTTGAGACGTTTGCGGTGACGGTTGAGCGAGCCGTGACGCCCTGGAGCTGATTCACTCCACCAACGGTCGGGAGATCGTCTGCACGGCCAGCGGTTGCCGTGGCGTAGAGCGCCGCGTTATCCGCAATCGTGCCGGTGTTCGCCTGGGCCGATCCACCGATCTGATACCAGCCGTATTTGTTCGCCACGACAGCCGCCATTGCGACGGCGAGAGGACCAACCTGACCAGTCAGGAGCCGCGTGGTTGCGCCCAATTCGTCATAGGTGACGAAATCGGTTGCGACGGTGGATGCCACACCCTTGAGGTAGATGAACTTGTCACCTGTCGCGGGGTTGTAGGCAACCTGTCCGACTGTGTTGAGTGCCGAGTCATGGACTGAAGAGGTATTGCCCACAATCCCGGCGAGTTGAAATGAAAGTTCTGCCATGTGCGTAATCTCCTGAAATGTGAGACGCGATAAGGGCACCCGAATCGAGCGCCCCTATTCACACGTCAGTGATTACGCCTGCGACACAACCGCGAGACGGCTCGGAGCCGAGATGCACGCCTGTGCTGACGAGAAGATCAGCTTCTGACGCATCGCCGCCGAGACCATCCGCTCAGCCGGTTCCAGCTTGCGGAAGTAGTTCTTGTTGACCACGAGCTTGAAGCCACGCGGGTTGAGGAAATACGCCTTGGTGCCGCCGTGCATCGAGTAGACGTAATCGGCGCTACGCACCTTGAGCATCTCGAAGCCCGCTACGCCCGTCTTGCCCTCGTAACGTTGATTCGGGGTGAGCTGCGACTCGAAGACGTTCTTCGTGTCAATGCCGCTCACGACCATCGTGGGTTGCGATCCGCCCGTGCCCTTGGCTGCCGTATCGAACGCCAGACCGAAGGCGATGAGAATATCGGAGCCATCGGCCTGATACGTATCTGCATAGTTGCGCCAGTAAGCCGCTGACGCGCCGTCGATACCACCAGCATTCGGCTGGCCAGTCGTTGGAACGAGGTTCTGAAGACCCAAGAAGCTGTCCGTGGAGGTCGAGAACAGCGCCTGCTCCATGACCTGATCGTGGGACATGATTGCGTTCTCCGCGAGCGAGCGGAGGAAGGGAACCTTGGCGTTCGCATCGCCTTCGAGCTTGGCTTCGTCGTGAATGGTCCAGTTGATCGGGCTGACGATAGGACGCCAGTCGTAAACCGCTCCACCGAGCACATCCGTGACCGATGTCGAAACCGCCGTGGTGTCCGCTGCGAGAATGTCCGCACCTGCGTTCACCTGAATGTCGAGCGTGAACTCGATCTGATTGCCGCCCGCACGACGGTCGATGAATCCCTTCTCTTCGAGCGCTTTGAGAAAGGCATTCTCGCCCCACTGATTGAAGGGCTTGTTGCGGTCCTTGATAACTTCGTTGTAAGCAGCAGAAACCTGCTGAGAGAGAACAGCCATTGTTGTGATTACCTTTGAGTGCTGTCGGAGAGACAGCCGGGTTGAGAGAAATACGAGGATGGATTTCTGACTAACCCGTCAGGTAAGGGAGGAGCCGGTTGGCCTACCAGCAGAAGCCTTGCTTGGTGCGCCCAACGCAAGAAGGCGGGCGGAAGGGGCAAACGACACGTCGTCTGTTCCCTTCCGAATGTGTCTGAGTGTGGGAGGTTCTCGCTCGGGAGTCGAACACGCTACTCCTGGGAGCGCACGAAGAGGGAGAAACCAAGTGGCTCTGATCGGGCACCGTCAACGGCGATGGTGCGCGGCAGATCGGAGCGCAAATGAGGAACGTGGGGAGTTCCTCTATATGAGTTAGTTAGACGGAAACGGCTCCTGTGGGATGAGGAGCGTGAAACCGCTCACTTTTACAGCCCTTTAATCGCTGTGGCGATCCGCGCATTCAGATCGTTCTCGTCCTCAACCTTTTGGGTCGGAGCGTTGGCCGTTGTGGAGGTGGAGCGGGGAATACGCTTCTGTTCTTCGATGATCTCCTGCCGGATCTTGTTCCGATCGGTCTGGAGCTTCGCCCCCACGACATCCCAATAGGCGTCCTCGACAGCAAGGGTCGGGTCGGCCTGGAGCTTGGCAAGAATTTCCCGTTTGTGCTCCTTGAATAGTGGCCGTGAAGCTTCCATCCGCTGAAGCTGCTTGGTCGCAGCAGGAATGTTCACCTCAATCAGTTGCTGTGCGGCAAGCGCTTGCTTCTCCTGTTCCAACTTCTGTGTCAGCGGAGCGAACTGCTTCGTGATGCGGGCTTCGACCTGTCGAGCTAGCCACTCATCACGCTTCTGTAGCCCTTCGACGCTGTAGGTGAACTGGCCATTGCCCAGATCGTAGTCAGGCTGTGGCATCTCATCCTGTGCCGGAGCTTCACGACGAACTGCAGTGCCACCGCCATTCAGCAATTGGGCGTAAGCGGGGAACGTATCTGCGAGCAGTTGTAGATACTGCGCAGGATCGTCCTGCATGATCTTCTCGATCTTATCGACGTTGACGATCCGACTCTCGTAAGTCTTCAGCTTGGTCGTCGTGTCAGCAAACGCCGTCTTGTGCTGCGCGAGATGAGCCTCAAGCGTCATACCTGCTGGCAGCTCGGCTCCGGTCAACTCTTTCAGGATCTTCGCTTGAGCCTTCGATACCATCTCCGTCACACGTTTGTGCGGAATACGGTTGTCGCGCTTCCTGTGGAATCCCGGCTCAAGTTCGTTCTCACGATTGAAACGGTCCTCATCGGTCTCAGACTGAGATTCAGGAGCCGTCTCAACACGCCCAGGTTCGGGCTGTTCGTCTCCATCTAGGGCTCGGAGGGCTTCAGCGATGTTGTCTTCGAGCGTTGGCTCGGATTGAGAGCTTGTGTTTGGGGTCTCACCAGTGCCGTTCGTGCTGGCTTCAACGGTTGATGTTGACTCAACTGCGGACGGAAGGGTTTCGAAGGACGCAACGACTGCGGTAGCGGTATTTGGATCGGACAAAGGCTTACCTGAGGCGCTATCTGACCGGATAGCGGCGGGCCTGCTGAAGTGCAGGGTGAAGGAAGGAGCTAGAGATTTAGCCGGGCGGAAGACGGAGTAGGGTTCTTGGATGCGACCGACTTCACAAAGATCAAGCCACTTGCTACCAAGCAGACCACTGGCCAAAACGATTGTGCCAAGATTGGAAAGAACATCGGGCTTAGCCGAAGCGCCAACCTAAATAAGCGCGGTAGGACGGCTGGAAGTCCAAACACGACGAACACAGTCAATGCTGCTCCGCGAACGCTTCGGTGGAGCCTTGCGATCAGCCAGCCAGTAAACGCCCCATGAGCACCGTGAATGGGTGCCCATCGTGTCAGGAATAGATGCCACGAGAAGGATCCACCCGCATTTAGTCCGTCAGGCAGGAATATGCCCATCAAAGGCAGTATTACAAGCTGTCCCGTGATAATCGCTCCCACCAGACCCACCACGAGGGCACGCACCATCAGTAACTTGTGATGAAACACGTCCTGAATGATTGTGACGACGTGATTAGTCATAGGTGTCTTCACTCGAAAGTGGTCGAATGCGCGAAATAATATAATGATTATCGTTCTTACATTTTGTAAGTCAATAGTCTTGTTGGGCGATGTGAGCCCGCCGGAGCGGGTGACTATCGGACTCGAACGCTTTCACGGCCCAGCCGAGTGCGTCCCATGCCACGACTCATCGCGGCCTGTCGGATGAGTTGTTGAATACGGGTGGGTCCGGCAACAGGCGTAACGATGCGAGGTGCGCTTGATGGAGCCATACAGAAATACCCAAGTGCAATGACCCAATGGTCATTCCCATCGGCCAGCCGACCTGGATTCTTCGGGTCCATTCGCATGGCTGGAAGCGTCTTGATGAGCATCGGACAGCCGATACCGGCGAAGTCGGATTTGTGAATCTGCAGCCGTGGCTTGCCATCAGCCAGCGGCGTATAGAGCCATTCACTGATAGCGAATCCTGCTGCGGTGCGGTCGTTGCGTGACTTGGTGAGCGGAACGCCGTTCGCCTCCATGATGTTTCCGGCAAGCTGAAGGTCCGATCCTTCCGGTGGGAACATCGTCGGGTCACAAAACGTTTCGATGACCCTCATCCCTGCAGACTCACGCTTGATCTCTGCGGCAACCTCTTTCGCGGTCGTGTGAGTCCAGCTCCGTTCCTTGAACACAATCGCTCGGCCAGACGGAAACACCGCAATCCAGAGACACACGGCGGCATCATGCGTGCCCCAATCGACTGCGCGATAGATGAGAGCGCCTTGCGTGCTGACATACTCACGAGTGAAGTGGGCATCGGGGTCGATAATGAAATACGCGCCTTCGACAACGCGCTTGCCCTCTAGCCACGCCTTGCGAATGTGCTCGGGGATGCCCGCAAACTGCCGTTTGTATTGCTCCGTATCGAGGTGGGCGTTGTCTTCGAGCCTGATCTCAATGGCTCGCCAGTCTTGCGGGCGATACTCGGGGTCTTTCAGCGGATCAACGGTCTTGTCGATGCAGTAGGTCCACAGGTCATCAATCGATGGCCCGATGGGGTTTCCGAGATACCGCATCATCGGCATCAGTCCCGATGACTTCGATACACGAGCAGATGCGGCGATGAGCCGTATCCACTCCCACTCGAGTTCTGGGGCTTCGTCGAAGATGATCAGCGCGGCTTCCGCACCAACGACCTTCTTCACATCCTCCGCGCTGTTGCACTGTGCGTAAAACCCGATGCTGCCGTTCGGGTAGTAGCACATGTGCTCGGTCTTGTTGTATTTCCCATCGAACTTCTTCATTTCCTCATCCAGGTAGATGAGGTGGTTCTTGGTCAGCTCGGGGAAGCTGCGACGAACGACGTAGTAGATGAAGCCGGGATGGGCAAGTGCCATCGCATGGCAGAACATCCGCGCCGTGATGGATTTGCCGCCACCACGATTGCCCCAGAGGAAGACGTTGGCCTCTTGAGCTGCAAGGAACTCGCGCTGTGCGCCAGGAAGCGGATCGAACAGAACCGTGTCGTTGACGGTGAACGCGTAGGGACTAGGCATAGCTGTAGCGGACTCATGGCGAGAAGGACCAGCGGGATTGAGGCGGAAGCCGGGAGCCGACGCTAGACGGCGGGGGTGGTGGCTTTCTTCACACGAGTGATGGTGCGCTTGCGGGAGACTTCGTAGAGTAGCCTGTCTTTGTGGATGATGGTGATTTCACCTGTCGAGGCGGACTTCACGCTCATTTGTGGTGAATCCGCTGCGTTGAAGAATTCATCTTCGGGGAAGATCGTCATCGGCAACACATGCCCACCAGCGAACATCAGCGCAAGGTCTGTCACTTCGATTTGTTCGGCCTCAGGTATGGGCTTCTCTTCTGCGGCTGTGGGAATGGCGGGTCTGGTGCGGGGAATCATGGGAACCTTTCTAAGCGAGAGGTGTCGAAGAAGGGATTGACTAGCCAATATCCTGGTCACACAATTTGAACGAGTCGTCACCCTTCTCAGGAGATGAATGTCATGTCAATTCGCACTGTGTCTATCGTGGCTGTTCTGTGGGTGTCCTCACTGGTAGCCGTGGGAGTGATTGCGAACAGGCTGGCTCCCGTTACGCACATGGCGACCGTCGTTGTGCCAGCGCAGAAGACGAGTCCATTCGGCGTGTCGGCGGTGCGCGTCAATAATCGTCTGGTAGCTGTGAGCATGGGACCAACGGATCAACCACGGTTGATCGACCGCTAAGCCGAGCGTTCTTACGACAGCATGCGCTTCGTGGTCTTCCGATAGCGGTAGAGCCAATACCCATTAACGAGCTGCGTCTCTATGGGATACAGAGGCTGAGGGTGAATGGTCCGACCGCCATCTCGGCATTTATTGAGAGGAACGTGATGCTCTCAGCTATTGAACGTGAACGCCTTCGTGATGTCCTAGTGGTGCAGAGAATCGACGAATGGCGCACCATCGAGGAGTGTCGCTATCATTTCAGCGTCATGCTGGGCCGTCCCGTCTCACTCTCAGACGCACAGGAATTCTTGCGGGTGGAGCTTGAGGAGCCACTGGTTCAACACCAAAAGCGGGAGAACGCTTAG